CAGATAGGTTCCGCGGCGATAAGCCGTGGGCCTTTCTGCGTCTTTGGTACAGATATGAGTCGAGAAGGTGGCTCATGATGGGAGAATCTCCCGTTATGTCCGTCCTTACGAGAAACATCGTCTGCCCATAGCGAATAGTTCGCGAAAGCGAAGTCCGCAATAGGAAAAGATGTTTCGAGCTTGCTCGGCCAACAAGGGAATTCGTATTTCGATACGAACCCACTACGTAGGTCGGCAACAGCACCTGGTCCATGCTTTGTTCTCCATTCAAAGGGATCGAAGAATCCCAGCTGGGTGGCGATTATATCACATACGACTTGTATATGGTTAAGTCGCTCCCAGTCAACGGAGACAGACGATGGCCCACCTAATTCCGCTTCTTGCGGAAGAAGGGAAGGATCATCGTGAGGATTAAGACGACGGTATCCAAAATGGATTTTGTCGTCTCCAAGTCCTCGGAGCTCGTCCTCTGCCCAGTTAAGGGTTGAGGATCGGACTCCCCGGTCGACGGAGTAGAATTCAGCGACTGCTTGCTGGATTCTGACATCTGAACACTCCAACTTTGCCTTCTTAGCTGTATAGTACAGTTGACGAAGGACACGGATGGCGTGAACATCTGCGTCGGCACGAAGCATCCCACTATAGTCGAAGATCCTTAGGTATATCCCCGAGAAAAGTCTCGGGATTATACCCCCTCTACGTCTACCTGGTGTTCCACCAGGCAGACGTGGTGAGGTGAAGGTCCCGCTAGCTAAACACTGTTCAAAGTGTTTCCCTAGTTCGGGAAGGTCGATCGTGAGGAACGAGAGACCTCTTGCTTCGACAAGAGAGAGTAGTCGGGCTTTATCATACCCAATACTCTGTCTTAGGGTAGGGTACATGTCGATGACATCCGAAAGGATGGCATCGTAGAGACCCAGGAAGAAGTGTTCATAGCTTTTCATCGTGTCACTCCTACTACAGGTGTGGTTAACGATCTATGGCTATGTACTCCCTAAGCTTCTGCACAAAGCAGAAGTTACGCGGCGGAATGGACTTAGGAGTCTACGACTCCCAGCCCAGAAGTTTGGCGGCAATACCGCCAGCCTTGACCATGTAGAAAGACATGGCTTCCGACACGTCGATAATCTCCGATGAGACGCCGTTCGGATCATTTCTGATCGTGAACGACACCTCGGAGAGGGAACCAAGGGGCAGTGCCTCAGTCGGCTTCGTAAAGCGAGTGAAAGTCACAGTGTGACGATCAAACGCCTGCGAACCCGCCGGGACACGGTCCTTGCTATGGCGCACTTTTGCGCGATAGGTAACGGTCGTATCGTCGAGAAAGTACTCGGCGCTATAACCATCTTGGTTGATCAACGGCAACACCTTGGCGGTTCCACCGGAACCATCAAGAGTAACCGTAAGGGAGGTACCTAGCATTTCTTCTATCCTGTAGTTAGGCTCTA